GCTTACATATTGCAATAGACTTGAAGTATTAAATGGTGATGGCGCATTCGCATGTTTTTCTTTGAGTGATTTCATTTGTACGATATGCTGAAACGTTTTGCTTTTGTCCAGAAAACTTACACAATCTCGTTCGTTATCGTACTCTTTGGAAAGAGTGGCAGAAAGAGTAGACGGCGAAGGGAAAAAACTTCCTTGGATTTTGTATTGTATTGTCTCTTTTTTTTCGTTGTTTTCCATATGACGATCATAAATAAGACGCAAGGTGGGGGTTTGACAACGTCCGGCCGACAAAAAAATGGAATTGTCGTGTTGAACTAAACGAGACAATACGGGACTAATCTTGAACCCTATCATGCGATCCAATATCTGTCTCGCTTGTTGAGCATGTACTATATTCATGCGGATATGTCCTGGAGTTTGAATCGCGCGTTTCAATGCCACCTGAGTTACTTCATGGAACAGTATTCGTTTCGTGGTATTTACATCTAAATTACAAACGCGGCAAATATGCCAAGCAATTCATTCTCCCTCGCGATCATCGTCAGTACCTATAAAAATGTTCGTTGGAGAAAACGCCGAGACAATCGCCTTCATCCAATTTACATGAGATTCCTTTTCTTTAATCACTTCGAATTCCGGTGCAAAGTTTTTCTGAGAAACCTTGGTTAGTTCGCGGATATGACCCTTTGACGCAATACATTTATATTGGAATCCGAGATACTTTTCTATTTTTGCACACTTGGAAGGGGATTCCACGATTACGAGAAATGGGGTATTGAGAATATTCACTTTTGTACTTGCATCCTTCTCTCGTTTTTTCTTTGCCAACAACATGATTATGAACAATATATTTATCTATTTATTTTATATTTCAACATCTGTTATTACCATTTTGTGGTCGCTTATCCATTTTATGGAATCCGATGAACCGTCATATACAGTTGACCGAACGACTTTCATATTTTTGGTATAGATCATGTCGATTCGTTGGTCAGGTTCCTTTTTATACATCAAACTCGCTGGCCAAGTAAAACCATCTCCTTTTTTATTTGCATACCGATACGTGTCGTCGAATCCGTGTTGTTCAAATAATTTGGAAACGGGAACATTAATCTTGTCTAAATCTAAATGTGACGGCTCGTTAAAATCTCCTGCAATGATCGCGCGACGAAATCCCTTGGCCTTTAATAACTCTTCAGTGACTCTTGGTACACGGGTTTTGACACATAACTTCAGAATTTTATTCTTACTTGTATTAAGTGGTATTGTCTCACTTGATTTATAAACCATATGATTGAGGTGATGGGTAACGGAAGGAATATCCGTCAAATGTAATCCCCCTATATAAAACGGTTCTATGCGCGAATTCACCAACTTCACGGTACAATTATCAACAATGGTCAGTTTATTGGGGTTTAATAAGACGCACGTTGCTTCGAACTGATGAATTGTCAAGATTTTAAGCCCTAATGAGTTTGCTAAACGCTCAACGTTAAACGACTCCATCTCTTGTAGAAATATAATATCTGCTTTAATTTGGGAAAGGACGAAAATCCATTTATCCAGCAAGGCCGGCCTACTTTTTGGAAATTCAGTACACATATTTATAGTCACAATCTTCAAATGATGTTTCATTATAGTATTCGTACAAAAGAAAATTGAAATTAAGTTAAACGTTAAAGCATGTGTATCAAGAAAGTCATGAATAATCTTAAAGATAAACTGAAATATGTATTGGGCTTATCTAAGTGCAATCATAAACAAGAAATTATGAAACAACCCGATCTTAAATATGCTCATATGTATTGCAAGATCAACCAATTGTCAGGACAAGTTGCCGGTCCACTCGTTGAGAATTACATCAAACATAGATACAATATGACGAAAAATAAAGCTTCGCAGTGTATTGGTGATGTACAATACAAACAAGTGAACATTGAGATCAAAGTCTCAACCGGTGGCAAAGAAAATAATAAATTCAATTACGTTCAGTTAAGAATGAATCATGTGTGTGAATACATTCTCACAGCCTATTACATAAGTGATGACAATTTGGAGGATATGGGTGAATTGTTTATTTTTAAACTTGATAAAAAAGATATTAAAAAAATGATTTTAAATTATGGCGGATACGCACACGGAACAGTGAAGAAATTAGGACCCATTACTGAAAACGATCTGGAAGATGAAACCAATGCGAAAGAATATGCGTTTCGTCCGAAATATGGAGACAAATGCTGGTGTGAGTTATTAACCTTCAGAGTTGACGATATATAACTGAACCAATTCCCCTCTTCCCATTGAATTCTGTCTTGCTGTATTCTTGCTCATGGAATAGTCTAACTTGTTGAACTTCGTGATAAGATCTGTCTTGTTAATATTGGATTTGATCCAATGCCAACTTTTGGGTCTTAATTCTTCTAACTCATTTGTTTTAATTTCACCTATATTACCGCCATATGCCCGAATCGCAAAATCGGCTCCTAACGGTGGTGTAGGTTGACCATGGTCATCTTGCGGTCCGAATGCTAAAAAGTCCCAGTCTTTATGTTTTGTAGACAAGACCACGAGTTCTCGTTTCGTCGTTTTTTTCTCCCAAATTTGAAAACAGCATTTCACCATCATCGGCGGAGAGAAACAGCACGGTTTTGTCGGCACTTCTTCGTCGTATACCAAATGAAACATGTCATTCAGTTTGTTTTGAACGCTTACTCGTCGGAAAGTTCTCGGAATAATAAAGGCGATTGTGTTTGCCCATTGCGCTGCGTGATTGAAGAATTTTATCGCCAAAGAACTTACTCTCCCAAACGGTGGATTACCAATAACTAAAATATTCGTCTTGCCGATTGGCGGATGAAAATCAAAGAAGTTTTGTTTGACGATAGTTGGATGTTCTGGAGAAATATCAATCCCGACTTTGTTTTCTCCTGGTATTTGATTAAGAAAACTCCCGTTCCCAGCACTCGGTTCTACAATAAAGTCCCATCCTCCGATATCATACATTTCCGAAACGGTGTCAATGCATTTTTTAGAAAAATCCGGCAACGTATAAAACTTGTCCAATCCTTCTTCTCTCACTTGTTTTGAATCCATCCTTTTTATTTTATAGTTTATATTAATTTTCTTTTCAATTTTATATTTTATAAAATTGAATTTGTTTAAATAGATCGTTTTTACTTTATCTATCATGCACACAACCTGCAATATTTTAACGCGAGACTATACCTCCTGGAGTTATACTCCAGCAGACGATCGGCTTGAATGTCCACTTATTTACAAACTATTTGACGGTGACGTGATCCAACGAAATGAAGATGGGAAAATAACCCTTATTGAATCTCCTATAAAAAAAGATAAAAATATCCCAGGAATCCTTATATTGGAAAACAATAGAACTTATGGAAGAACAGAGAACACGAAGCGTTTGTATTATAAGTGTAGACCCAATAATCCGAAAATACCGTGTTTCTTGGTTGCATATGACATTTCAGTAGGATTCAACAAACACTATAAAAATAAATACGTCACTTTTTCATATCATCACTGGACCGACAAACATCCAGTGGGAGTTTTGTCCCAGAATCTGGGAGATGTGTATAATCTTCCTTCCTTCAACGAGTATCAGTTGGTTTGCAAGCAATTGCAGCTTTCTAATAAACCAGCAGTTTCGGCGACAAACGAGGCATTGCGGTTACGCTCAATCAGCTCATACCAGACAGAAATAATAGACAACCCGTCCAGATTCGGAAACATGGTGAACCTTTCAGATGAGGGTCTGAATGTATTTACTATAGACCCGGCTGGGTGCAAAGATAGGGATGATGCGTTGTCTATTATGTCTCGCACAAACGGTGAAATAACGGAACACGTTGTAACTGTTCATATTGCAAACGTTTGGGTTTGGATTGAAATGTTCGGATTGTCGGAATACTTGGGAAATCGCGTTTCAACTATTTATTTCCCGGAAATGAAACGGAATATGTTGCCGACGGCAATAGGAGAGCAATTGTGCAGCTTGGATGAAGGGGCTTCGCGGTTTTCCTTCTCTATGGATTTTACCGTGATTCAACACCCCAAAAAAGGGGTTTATATCCAATACCTGAATTCAATTCGCCCGAATATGTATCAATCTGTGATCCGGGTGGCGAAGAATTTTGTATATGAAGAGGCCGATTTATTGGGAAGTAAGGATTATCAATCGCTGAAAGTGCTCACGCAGAAATTAGACAAAACCGTCTTAGATTCTCATGACGTTGTCGCGTTTTGGATGATCCAGATGAACCACTATACTGCAAAACATATGAAATCGGAGCGATTCGGAATATTCCGTACAGTACAAAGTAAAGAGTCCCAAACCGATCAGTCGGTTGTTCTTCGCATATGGGAACAATATTTTGCGGGCGAGTATGTTGTTTATTCAAATAGCAGTAAGGCTCAAAACTTGACACATAGCGCATTGGGATTTACGGAATATGTCCATATAACGAGTCCAATAAGAAGAATGGTGGATCTATTGAATCAAATCGCATGGGTAAAGTATCATGTAAAAGATGTCAAGTTCAGCGAGTCGCTGAATGGCTTTTATGAAAAGCAGGTGGCAAATATAGGATATATAAACGAAAATATGGCGAAAATAAGACGAATACAGTCAGACGCCCATATTTTGTCCATTGTGGTAAACGACCCGAATATTCTGTCTCGCGAGTTCAAGGCGTTCATTTTAGATGGAGGAGACAATCAATCCAGAACAACGGTCTATATTGAAGAACTGAAATGGATGACGCGGTGTCATATCCCAGACACTATGCGTTTGAATGAATCATTTTCATGCAAACTGTTTGTTTTTGATAACGAAGAACAAATGACGAAAAAAATACGGATTCAGATTATTTAGTTGCCTTCCTTTTCTTCTTCTTTGTTTTGTTTTTCCTCACGTTAAATGTTGGTGAATATCTATCAATTGGGGCTGGTTTTTTTCTTTGCGGGTATCGTCTTGGTGGTTGTACCTCGCTGCTGCTGCTTCGCGTGAGAGAACTTTTGTTTCGCGAACTACTACTTCGGCTTTTTTTGAGTGAACTTTTATGGCTTCCTTTGACTGAACTTTTATGGCTTCCTTTTCGCGAACTACTGCGGCTACTCTTACTACGGCTTCCCTTTCGCGAACTACTGCGGCTACTCTTACTACTACGGCTACTATCGCTTACTTGGTTTAGCCACCATTTAAAATCTGCTTTTTTTTCAGCGCCATCCAGGCTACGATTACTTGCTTGGCTGGCTATGCTATTTCCATTACTTCTGTTAACCCACCAATCAAAGTCAGCAGAATTTTCATTTTCTATAAAGTTATTACCTACTTTGTAAGATAATGATGTGCCAGGGGTACCACTAAAAAATAAATCTTCTTCGCCACTGTTCACTGAAAAATATTCCGACATGGACGGGGATTTTCGGGTCGTTTTTCTCGTCCTCCGCGTTCTTGTACTATTTTTGGTAAGACTTCTGCATCTGTTTGTATCCTCGTGACGAACAGAACCAGGTTTGCAAATCTTATAACATTTGAAATTTTTCTTTCCAATGTTTGTTACCCTTTCTTTATCTGACGTGCACTTTTTATTACATCTATTCGTGAACGGATTTAATTCTAAGTGTTCAGGACAACTTTTAGGTTTTCCTAAATCAGTCATATAAATATATAACCATATAAATAAGTTTAGGGGGAAAATTCCCCCTAAGACCCCCCTCCGGGGTTTTTATCAGAGTTTCCTTTGACCCCCATAAACGATTGTTTTCTATGATAAATATACTATAAAAAAAGATTTGTTTTAAAAATTAAAAATTAAAAGGATTTGCCCCTAAAAGGGGGTCATAGGGGGATTCTCCCCCT